GGCTGGCTAGACCTGATCGAAGATATTGACAAAATGATCGAACCCCTAAATAATATTTCTACCATTCCCGATGAAAAAACCTTACACTTTCGTCAGGGTGAACTTTCAATCCTGACTTGGCTGAGAAATCTCAAGCAGATCAGCGAACGTGCATATGAGGATTTGAATGCTGAGAATGTATGAATTTGTCTGCGAATGCGGACAACGCACTGAGTGCCTGACTGATTATGAGACGGCCAGCATTTTGTGTTCGTGCGGGGGTGTTGCCTCGCGCACGATTAGCGCTCCAAAGTTCAATTTGGAAGGTTGGTCTGGGCACTTCCCGTCTGCATACGGACGGTTTGAGCAACGGCACACCGACAAATTGAATGCGGAACGCAAAGCCAACTCATAAGCAGGAATGCCGAGTTGAATCTCCTACAACCAAAATGGCAGGAACCATATGTTGATTGACCAAGAATCCGAATTGCCCAGTGAGATCGAAGCTGAGGAAGCGAAACAAGTAGTAGAGATTCCCGAGAAGTATCGGGCTAAAAGTCTCGAAGACGTTATTCGTATGCACCAAGAGGCTGAAAAGCTAATCGGTAAGCAGGCGCAAGAAGTCGGCGAAGTTCGCAAGCTCGCGGATGAACTCATCAAGCAGAACCTCGGTTCTAAGCAACAACCTATTCAAGAGGAAGAGCCTGAAGTAGATTTTTTTGAGAATCCTCAAAAGGCAGTCCAGAAAACCGTAGATCGTCACCCAGATGTTGTCGCAGCGCGTCAAGCTGCTGCTGATTTCAAACGGATGCAGATTCAACAAAAGCTATCGCAAGAGCACCCTGACTACGCTCAGTTGGTGCAAGACCCTGACTTTGCGGCGTGGGTAAAATCCTCGCCAGTGCGGGTGGGTCTGTATGCGAAAGCTGATGGTGAGTTTGATTACGACTCGGCCAATGAACTGTTGTCCACCTTCAAGCAACTGCGCGGCGTTAAAGTTCAGCAAACTGAGAAGGCAGGAGATGCCGTCAGAAAGCAGAACATGAAAGCAGCGCAAGTTGACACTGGTGGCTCTGGCGAGAGTTCCAAGCGCGTCTACCGCCGGTCCGACCTTATTAGGCTCAAGATGACAGACCCGTCCCGCTACGAAGCCCTTTCTGATGAGATCATGGTTGCGTATGCAGAGGGTCGGGTTCGATAAACCACTTTTGGAGATTTAACTATGGCAAACACCGCCTTTTCCCCCACTAATAGCGTTACCACCACCTCCGCAGCTAACTTCATTCCTGAAATTTGGAGTGATGAAATTGTTGCCGCCTATAAGAAAAACCTCGTCCTGGCCAACTTGGTCAAGAAGATGTCTTTCAAAGGCAAAAAGGGTGACACGGTTAACATCCCCTCGCCTGCTCGTGGCAATGCTTCGGCCAAAGCTGCAACTGATGCCGTTACTCTGATTGCAGAGAGCGACACCAACATTCAAGTGCTGATCAACAAGCACTATGAATACAGCCGCTTGATCGAGGACATCGTCGAAGTGCAAGCCCTGACCTCGCTGCGCTCTTTCTACACGGAAGACGCTGGCTACGCTCTGGCTCGTCGCATCGATACCGATCTGGTTCAATTGGGCCGCAGCTTCAACGGCGCTACTGTTGGCACGGACGACTATGCCACGAGCAACACGACCACCAAGGCTTTCATCGGCTCTGATGGCACGACTGCTTACAACAGCACGACCTCCAACGCTGCTGCACTGACTGATGCTGCTATCCGCCGCACCATCCAGCGCCTGGACGACAACGACATCCCTATGGATGGCCGTTTCTTCCTGATCCCCCCGTCGAGCCGCAACACCCTGATGGGTCTGGCCCGTTACACCGAGCAAGCGTTCGTCGGCAACGGCGATGCTATCCGCAACGGTGAAATCGGTCAGCTGTACGGTATGGCTGTGTTCGCTTCGTCCAACGCCGACACCGGCGCTGGCAATAGCGCTGCTGACCGTATCTGCTTGATGGGCCACCGCGACGCGATGGTGCTGATCGAGCAACTGGGCATCCGCTCGCAGACTCAGTACAAGCAGGAATACCTCGGTACCCTGTTCACGGCTGACACCCTGTACGGCGTGAAGGCTCTGCGTACCAGCGCAACCAGCACCGCTTCGAACGCTTCTGCCGCCTTCGCTCTGGCTGTTCCGGCCTAATGAATAGCCCCCCGGTCACAAGCTGGGGGGCGTCTTTTTAAGGAGATATAAATGGCTGCTGCATCCGCTATCACTTCCCGTCGGGGGAATGATCAATTCCGTGGTATCTACTCGGATACGTGGGCTGTTACTTGCACTTTGGACACCGCCGAAGTTGCAGATCAGGCCACTGGTACCGACACTGTGACCGTTCCTGGCGTTGCCTTGGGCGATATGGTGATCGGTCTTTCGACTGGCGTAAGCGAAGGCGGGCTTGTCCGTCGCGCATACGTTTCTGCCGCCAACACCGTCACCATCGCCAGCACGAACACCACCGGCGCTGCTGTGAACTTGGCATCTACGACTGTCAAGCTAGTTATCGCTCGCATGGTCTAAACAGCAGGGGGCCACAAGCCCCCTGTTTTCTAAGGATTCAAATGGCAACATTTCGCTGTCTTCAGAGTGGCAATACGGTGACGTTCACTCTTCAGCACGATATTGATTCAATGCGCGGTCATGCCGGGTACGTGCGCATCGATGATCCGTCGCCGACTGAGATTGACCGCAACATTACGCCGCTTCGCCCGCCGCAACAGATGCCTCCGCAACGAGGCCGTCCTCGTAAAGAAGTAACTATTTAAGGACTGATATGTACGGAAAAGCACCCAAAATGTCTACGCCCAAAGCGCCTGCCAAAAAGGGCGGCACTCCGGTCACCATCATGGTGGCTGTTGGCAAGCCCAAACTGCCCGTCCGTGGCCAGCGCACGATGACCAACAAGATGACCCGAGGCAAAAAATGAAGACCAAGGCTGAGAAGAAAATCAGCAAGGTCATGCGAGAATTTAAGGCGGGGGAATTGACCTCCAACAAGAAGGTGGTCAAAAACCCCAAGCAGGCTATTGCCATTGCGCTGTCGCAAGCAGGAAAGGCAAAGAAGAAATGAAACCCGGTCTTTACGCCAACATCAATGCCAAGCAAGCCCGCATCAAGGCTGGCTCTGGCGAGAAGATGAACAAAGTCGGCTCCAAGGCCGCGCCCACTAACGCGGACTTTAAGAAAGCCGCCAAGACTGCCAAGAAGCCAAAGCGATGAGCAAAACGGCCACACACTACCTGCCGGATGGCAAAGTCTACAAAGGCCCAATTCACAAGGAAGGCGGGGTCTTGATGACGGGTGCAAAGCACACGGCGCAAAGCAAGACACTGACCCACACGCCGCCCAAAAAGGCGAAGAAATGAAAACCCCCGCTTGGCAGCGAAAAGAAGGAAAATCTCCCTCTGGCGGCTTGAACGCCAAGGGGAGATCGTCCTATAATGCTGCTACCGGGGGCAGTCTTAAAGCCCCGGTGAAGTCGGGCGACAACCCTAGACGGGCCTCCTTCTTAGCGCGAATGGGCAATATGCCTGGGCCTGAGTACAAGGATGGCGAACCGACTCGCTTGCTTTTGTCCTTGAAAGCCTGGGGCGCATCGTCCAAAGCAGACGCTAAAGCAAAGGCTAAAGCGATCTCGGCAAGGAACAAGAAATGACCTACCTGCAACTGATCAATGAGGTGTTGGCACGGTTGCGCGAGACGACTGTTTCTACCAATAGCGAAACAACTTACTCGTCGCTTATCGGCAAGTTTGTCAACGATGCCAAGCGCCAGATTGAAGACGCCTTCAACTGGGATGTGCTCTCGCAAGACCTCGCGGTCAATACTGTCGCTGGAACTTACAAGTATTCCTTGACCGGCGCGGGCCAGAAGTTTCAGTTGCAGGATTCGATTAACATCACCTCCAACGTCGGCCTGAAGAACATCTCCTTCCCGCTGATGAACCGGCGGCAGAACTTTGCTACACCAGTCTCTGGTATCCCCAGCGAGTTCATTTTCGAGGGTGTCGATGTTAACAACGACGCCAAGGTGACGCTCTATCCTCGTCCTGATGGCGTCTACGCATTGCAATTCACGTTGACGATCCCCCAGGCTGATCTGGCCTCCGACGGTACTGTGCTTCTAGTGCCTAGCGCACTGGTGATACAGAACGCCTTTGCGCGTGCGCTGGCTGAGCGCGGTGAAGACGGTGGACTGTCCTCGTCTGAAGCCTATCAGTTGTACCGCGCCATGCTCTCAGACTACATTGCGCTGGAAGCTACTCGTTTCCCCGACAGCCAGGAATTTGTCGCGGTATGAGCGAACCACTTTCCACCTACAGCATTTCAGCCCCCGGTTTCTACGGGCTGAACACTCAAGACTCGCCTCTTGATTTGAATGCTGGCTTTGCGCTGGTGGCGACCAACTGCATCATCGATCAGTATGGCCGCATCGGCTCGCGCAAAGGGTGGAGTCGCGTCAATAGCTCGTCTGGCAACCTGGGCGCTAACAACGTCGGAGTAATTCACGAGCTGGTGCAAGTTGACGGCACATTGACCGTGCTATTCGCTGGCAATAATAAACTGTTCAAGCTCGACGGCTCTAACGCTGTTTCCGAATTGACCTACGGGGGAGGGGGTACGACCCCGACGATCACCGCAAGCAACTGGTCTTGTGCTTCGCTCAATGGCATCACTTACTTCTTTCAGTCCGGCCATGATCCGCTGATCTTTGACCCGGCAGTGAGCACCACGACCTATCGCCGCGTGAGCGAGAAGGTGGGTTACGCTGGCACGGTGCCGTCGGGCAATATCGTCATCTCGGCTTACGGACGTTTGTGGGTTGCTGATACAGCAACGGACAACACGACGGTATCGTTTTCTGACATTTTGGCAGGCCATGTTTGGACTGGTGGAACGTCTGGCACGTTGGACATTAACCGAGTGTGGCCCAACGGCGCTGACAACATTTCGGGATTGGCCGCGCACAACAACTTCCTGATCATTTTTGGATCACGCCAGATTCTGGTGTATTCGGGCGCTACGACGCCTTCGTCGATCACGCTGTACGACACCGTGGGCGGCATTGGCTGCATTGCCCGTGATTCGATTCAGAACACCGGCAAGGATGTGCTGTTCCTGTCCAACTCGGGCCTGCGCTCGTTTGCGCGGACGATTATCGAGAAGTCAGCGCCGCTGGGTGACTTGTCGAAAAACGTGCGAAACGATTTGATGAACATCGTGAGCGGCGAGACGCTTGCCAACATCAAGTCTGTTTATTCTGAAAAAGAAGCCTTCTATCTTTTGACGTTGCCGATCGTCAAAGAGGTCTACTGCTTTGACACTCGCGTGTCGTTGCAAGATGGCGCATTCAGGGTAACTGTTTGGGACTCCATTGAACCCACTGCGCTACTGTCACGACGCAACGGCGATCTGCTGCTCGGCAAGTTGGGCTACATCGGCAAATACGGGACGTATAAAGACCACACATCCTCCTACCGGATGCAGTACTACACGAACCACGCTGACCTGGGCGATCAGAACGTCACCTCAATTTTGAAGCGCCTGAAGGTGATCGTCATCGGCGGGTCTAACCAGTACGTCACAGCAAAGTGGGGATTTGATTTTTCGACAAACTACTTGTCGGCCAATATGTTGATCCCGACTCAAAACGAATCTGAGTACGGCATTGCCGAATATGGCGCTAACGGTGTGCCTGTCGCCCAATATTCTGATGGTGTAGCGTTGCAACAGTTGCAAACTTCAGCTAGTGGCAGCGGCAAAGTGGTGCAAACAGGTTACGAGAGCGACATCAACGGCGCATCTATGTCGATCCAGAAGATCGAAATCCAGGCTAAAGAAGGGAAACTATCGTAATGATTGCGTACCTGAAACAAGGAGATTGAAGTGGCAGATTACGTTCAAAGCACAAACTTTGCGACCAAGGATAACCTGTCATCTGGCGATCCGCTAAAGATCGTCAAGGGCACGGAGATCAACACCGAGTTTGCCAATATCGCTATTGCGGTGGCGACAAAGGCTGATCTGGCTTCGCCTACTTTTACAGGCACCGTTACGCTTCCCTCCGGGGCTGTTGGCGTCACGCAATCCTTTGGCGACAACGATACAAGCCTAGCCACCACGGCATTTGTGCAAGCCGCTATGGCAGCGTTGCATCCGGTTGGCTCCATCTACATCAATGCCACCAACAGCACCAATCCCGGCACGCTGCTTGGCTTTGGAACTTGGTCGGCATTTGGCGCAGGGCGCGTGCCGGTTGGATTTAATGCTGCTAATGCGTTGTTCGATACGGCTGAAGAAACTGGCGGTAGCGCGGATGCGATCACGGTTAGCCACACGCACACAGGCACTACCGCATCCGCTGGCGCTGCTTCCGGCACACTAAACTCAGGATTCTTGAGTGATTTTGGTAACTTTACCGCAGCCAGCGGCGTAATTTCGCTTTCTGAGTCTTACGGCAATCGTTCGCAAGGGGCGGGGGGTACTGGTTCCCAAGGGCTTGCAACTTTGTCTATTCCTACTCACCAGCATACGATTACGACTGATAGCGCAGGCTCGTCCGGCACCAACGCCAACTACCAGCCGTACATTACTGTTTATATGTGGAAGAGGACTGCGTGATCACCCACCACTTTAGCGATGGTCTGTACGCGAAGCAGGCAGTCTTTCCTGCTGGCGTTGCCATCTTGAAGCATATGCACGACTTTAGCCATCTGTCGATTTTGGCTAAGGGCAAGGTGGCGGTGATGAAGGGTGAGGTTGTTGAGATTGTTGAAGCGCCTGCTTGCATTGAGATCAAGGCCGGTGTGACGCACGGCGTCAAGGCGTTAACGGATTGTGTTTGGTTTTGTATCCATGCCACGGACGAGAAGGATGCGTCCAAGGTCGACAAAGTTTTGATCGGAGTTTGATATGCCTATAACCGCAGCAGCAATTATCGGCGGGAGTTCTTTGCTTGGTGGTTTGATGGGCGGCAGTTCTGCCCGCCGAGCCGCAGAAGCACAAGCCGCCGCAATGCGCGACGCCGCACGAATCTCTGCCGAGGAAGCACGCTTTCGCCCGGTAGGCATCACAACGCGCTTCGGTCAGTCGCAGTTTGACTACGGCCCAGAAGGGCGCGTCTCGGGCGCGAGCTACCAGCTAGCCCCTGAGTTTCAAGCCTATCAGCAGCGTTTGTTGGGACTGGCAGGCCAGGGGCTAACTCAGGCTGAGATGGGGCCGCAGCAGTTTGCTCCTTTGGCAGCAGCAGCGCCTCGGTTGTTTGGCCTTGGCGAGCAGTATCTGGCTGAAACGCCAGAACAGGTTGCCGCCAAGTACATGGCGAGCCAACAGGCTTTACTGGCCCCCAGCCGTGAACGGCAATACGCGGGCCTTCAGAATCAACTGTATCAGTCAGGTCGAGGTGGTCTGGCTGTTGGCGGCACCGGGCTGCGTCCTGGTGGCGGTATGGGTCTTAGTGCTGCCAATCCTGAACTGGAGGCGTACTACAACGCTCTGGCCCAGCAGGACGCACAACTGGCCGCTTCCGCACAGGAAGCCGGTCAGCGCCAATTGGCGTTTGGCACTGGCCTGTTTGGTACGGGTGCTCAACTGTACGACCTGTACGGTCGCGGTCAAGTCGGCGCTCTGGCTCCGTATCAGGCTTACCTGGGTGGCGCAACGACTCTGGAAGACTTGGCTCAACAGCCGCTGAATGTTGGCATCAACATTGGCGCTAAGGGAATGAGTCCTGCTGCGGCGCAAGCACAGTTAACAGGACTTACAGGCGCGGCTCGCTCGCAAGCCTCGGCAGATGCCTACAACCCGTTTGCCTCTGCGCTGCAAGGGTTCGGGCAGAATCCTATGCTTGCACAAGGGCTGGGTAGGATGTTTGGTGGTACGCCTAGCGCCA